CGATCAAGCGCGCCAGTCTGGTCAACGATCCCAATCTTCAAGGGCTGACCGCCCTGCATCAGAAGGAAAGCGAAATGGATTTCAGGGCAATGCTTATCGAGCTGCTGAAGCTCGACACGGATGCCGACGATGCCGCGATCGAGGCGGCGCTGCGCAAGGCCATGGAAGGCCCGGCCGAGGAAGCCGATGTCGAAACCGCCGTGCAGAGCGCGCTGGCCCCGATCCGCAAGCAGCTGCAGCTGGAAGACGGTGCCGATATCGCCGCCACCATCACCGCTCTGCAGGCAGCCGGCAATGACGATCGTCAGACCGAAATCATCACCTCGCTGCAGGGGCAGCTGACCGCCGTCAGCACCCAGCTGGCCGAAATGCAGACCGACCAGGCGCTGCAGGCGGCCACCCGCTTCGTCGACAACGCGATCGCCGAAGGCCGCGTGGGCGTGAAGCCCCAGCGCGATCTGTACATCGCGATGCACCAGGAAAACCCGCAGCGCACCGAAACGCTGATCGGCGCGATGGCGAAGGTCGGTGGCATTTCGCTGCATGCCCAGCGCGACGTGCCCGGCCGTACCGCCGAACTGGACGATGCCGATACCAGCGTGATCGCGCTGATGGGCATCGATCCCGAAGAATTCAAGAAGACGCGCGCCGCAGAACTCGGCGTCGAACAGGAGGCAATCTGACATGGCCCTTTCCGCCGATCGCAACACCCCGCGCAAGGAAGGCGATCTTCGCCGGTTCCCTGTTGCGGCCGCCACCAAGATCTTCGCTGGCGCGCTGGTGTGCCTCGATGCCGCCGGCAACGCTACGCCGGGTGCCGTCGCTACGACGCTGACCGCAGTGGGCCGCGCCGAAGCGCAGGCAGACAACACCGGCGGGTCTGCCGGCGATGTGGCGGTCGACGTGCGCAAGGGCACGTTCCGCTACGCCAACAGCGCCGCCGCCGATGAAATCAGCCGCGAGGACATCGGTTCGACCGCTTACGTGGTCGACGATGAAACCGTGGCGCTGACCAACGGCACCAGCACCCGTTCCGCCGCCGGCACCATCTACGATGTGGACGCCCAGGGCGTCTGGATCACGCACTGAGGAACCCTGAGACATGATCATCAATAGCGCCAATCTGGCCGCCCTGCGCACCGGCTATTCCACTTCGATGCAGAAGGGCCAGCAATCGGCAGCCAAGCCGATGGCCCCGCGCGTATCCACGCGGGTCAAGGCCACGCAGAAAGAACAAAAGTACGGATGGCTGGGCAAGATGCCCGACGTTCGCGAATGGATCGGCGATCGCGTGGTCCAGAACATCGCCGAGCACGATTATGCGATCAAGGAAAAGGCCTGGGAACTGACCGTCGGCGTCGATCGCGACGACATCGAAACCGACAATCTGGGCCACTATGCCTTGCTGTTCGAACAGATGGGCGAAAGCACGGTGACCAAGCCCGAACGCCTGATCTGGGAACTGCTGAAGGCCGGTTTCGCCACCGAATGCTACGACGGGCAGAACTTCTTCGACACCGATCACCCGGTGCTGGACGAGAACGGCGAAGAGCAGTCGGTTTCCAACACCGGCGGCGGAGCCGGCACGCCATGGTTCCTGCTGGACACGCGCCGCGTGATCAAGCCGATCCTGCTGCAGGTGCGCCGCGATTTCGACCAGCTGGTGGCCAAGGACAAGGCGACCGACGACAACGTGTTCGACCGCAACGAATATGTTTACGGCGTCGATGCCCGCATGAACGTGGGCTACGGCTTCTGGCAGCAGGCCTGGGGATCAAAGCAGACGCTCGATGCCGCCAGCTATGCTGCCGCGCGTGCCGCACTTTCCAGCATGAAGGGCGATTACGGCCGCCCGCTGGGCATCATGCCCGATCTGCTGGTGGTACCGCCCAGCCTGGAAAGCGCCGGCCGCAAGATCCTGAACAGCGAAAACGCCGCCGGCGGCGAAACCAACGAATGGAAGGGCACGGCCGAACTGCTGGTCGTTCCCTGGCTCGCCTGAATCCGTCGAAAGGAAAGACAATGAAACTGATCAAATATGGAATGCTCGCTCTGGTTTCGCTCGCGGCCGGCCTGATCGCTGGCCCTGCGATGGGGTTGCTCGCGATGGGATTCTCGGTGTGCGCGGTGTTCGCCTCGGCTCACCTGCCGATGATCCAGACCTATCCGCGCTCGATCTTCGAAACCCGCCGCGCCGGATTGGCCTGAGTGACACGCCATTAGGCGATCGGCCCGCCGCTTTCGGGCGGCGGGTCTTTTCGAAAGGGGCCGCAAGCCCGCCCCTTTCGAAAGGACCTGAAGGAGACCACGATGGGCACCCCCGCAACGCTTACCGACATCGACGGCATCGGCTCGGCCACAGCGAAAAAGCTGGAAGTGGCCGGCATGAAGACCGTCGCCGCCCTTGCACTGGCCGATGTCTCAACGCTCGAGGCGCTGAGCGGCATGCCCTCCGGCGCGAAGTTCGCCGACTGGATTGCTGCAGCGAAGAAGTTGAAGGACGCCGACGAAGAAAACACCGGAATTCACGAAGCCAGCGGGGCCGACGCTGAAACCGAGGGTGCGGCCGCATCCGACGATGAAGCCGAAGCAAAGGTATCGGAGGCCTGGGGCACCGATGCTGCTGATCCCGCTGGCACGGCAGGCGCGTCGGCGGCGCAGGCCGATGAGTCTCGCGAGCAGGCGCCGACCGCATCAACCGATCGGAAGGATGCGCAAGGTGAAGAGAAACAACCGGGAGCGACTGCTCAGCTCTCGGTCGCCGAACACGACGTTCCTGTGTTGGTGGTAACCGGCCCCAAGAAGGGGTTCCGACGCGGTGGCTACCGCTTTGGTAAGGAGCCGACCATCTTCACCGATGCGAGCTTCGTGAAGGACATCGATGGCATGCGGCGCATCCTTGCCATACTGAGCGAGGACAAGCTCACATGCGCAATCCGATACCCGGACGGGGTCGAACAGTCGGTCGATCGCCAGGCCGCGGCCGATCTGTATGCATTGGTCGGCTCGAACGCCGATTTCGATGCCGATGCGGAACAGCTCGCTGAGCTGAGCCAGCGCGTTTTCGGCCGCGCCTGACAGATGTCTTATACCGATCTCGCCAAACTGACCGCGCGCTTTGGCGCTGACCTGCTGCTGCAGCTCGCCGATCGCGACGGTTCGGGCGTGGTCGATGACGGCGTGGTGGATGGCGCGATCGCCGATACAGACGCTGCGATCGATGGGTATCTGGCCGGACGGTACAAGCTGCCGCTGGCCAATACACCGCCGCTGCTGGCGGATCTGGCCGCGGCGATCGCAATCTACAAGCTGCATACTTACGAGCCCGACGCCAAGATTGCCGAAGATTACAAGGATGCCATGCGCCAGCTGCGCGAGATCGCGGCCGGCACCATCCGCCTGCCCGCCGAAGGGGTGGAGCCTGAAGGGACCGGCGCCAGCGGCGTGCGCGTGACCGATCGCGAGCGTCCCTTCACCGAGCAGAACCTGAAGGGCTTCATATGAGCGCGCCCTTCCGCATCGAAGAAGTTGCCGCCCGTATCGAGGCCGAAGTTGCAGAGCTGGCCGGCCAACTGGGCGAAGCCGCCGATTTCGCCGATCTGGTGGAGCGTAAAAAACTGCCGTCCAAGACTGGCGGTTTCGTGCTGCCGGGTGGCTTGCGCGGCGGCGCCGCCGATGTGGCTAGCGGCCTGTTCCGCCAGGGCTTCGATGAAATCGTGAAGGTGGTGCTGGTGGTGCGCGTGGCAGGCGATCCGCTGCGCGCCAAAGCCGTGGCCGACCTGGTGCCGTTGGCGCGCGCCACGATCAACGCCGTGGCCGGATGGGCGCCCGCTGATGCGATCGGTGTGTTCAAGCTGGTCCAGGCCGATCTGATCGGCGCGAGCGGCGGGGCCCTGATCTTCGAAATCGATTTCGCCCTGGATGACCAGCTGAGGATCACGATGTCATGACCAAACCCAAGAAACCTGCACCGATCGCGCTGCCCAAGAAGGGCGGCAGCTACGTGGCCGATGCCGGCACCGGCAAGCTGGAGCGCAAAGCGCACACCAAGCCGGCCGAGGCGCGCCCGGCCGAGCCGCAGGCGCATGCCGCCGCGCCGACCAAGCCCGAAACGAAGGAGGGGTAAATGGCCGATCCGATCAAGTGGAAGACGAAGATCATCCTGGCGAAGATCGAGGGCACATATGCCACCGATGCCGAACCGGCTGCTGCCGACGCCATGCTGATGACCGATGTCGAGCTGCGCCCGATGGAAGGCCAGGACATTGCCCGCAACATCGAACGCCCGCACCTGGGCGCGCAGGAAACGATCCCCGCAGGGCTTTACGTGACGCTGACCGGATCGGTCGAGCTGCAGGGGTCCGGCGCGGCCGGCACCGCACCGGGCTGGGGCATCCTGATGCGCAGCTGCGCGGCGGCCGAGACGATCGTTGCGGCCACCAGCGTTACCTACAACCCGGTGAGCGATGGGCACGAATCGTCCAGCATCTATTTCTGGATGGGCAATACCCAGCACAAGCTGACCGGCGTTCGCGGTACCGCCAACATCACG